ATTCTCTTGCCACGGCTCATATGATGACCTCTGCTGTTTTCAGATAGCGCCACTCTGGATCGTTCAACAGGCGCTCAAGCAGCTTTTCGTTGCCTTGCGCCAACGGATCGGCCCCATAACGCCGCATCCACTCGTATTGCACCGTGACGGGGATGCTCGCCACTTTCCACATATCAGGGTCGGACGCGTAATATTCGCGACCGGCCTTCTGCTTCGCCTTGTTGAAATCAAGAACTGGCTCAACGTCCTGCGAGTAGTGGAGGGCGAAACCGCCGCCCTCCAATGCCTCGTAATCGATGCGAAGGCCGCGCTCCGCATCGTAGTCAAGAAGACGCTTGCCCATTAGGTGGTCTGTACGTCGGCAAGGATGGCGTTGCGGGCTTCGTCGGAACATTCCAACGTCAGCTCGCAGGAGATCATCTTGCGGTCGCTGTGACCGGTCTTGGCGAGTTCCACCGTTTTCATGGCCTGGAGGAAGTCGAGCTTCCAGGTTGCCATATCGAGAATGAGCACGTCGCGGTTCGCCGTGGCCTGGACCGTGCGCGCCTTGCTGGTCCAAGTGTTGTCGCGAGAACCGCCGCCGTGGCCGATGAAGCGGTTGAATACGATCTTGTGCAGGCCGAAGTCCGACTTGTAGACATCGGCACTGGCGACAATCGTATTCTGGCCCGACTGATTCAACTGGTTGTACTGCGTCGCAATGCCGGTGAAGGAAGTTGAAACCTTCTGCTTCATCTGGGCATTGACCATGATGGTATCGGGCTTGCCGCCACGAATAGCGGAAAGGGCAATGGTGTCCTTGAACAGCGTTTCCGTCACGGTGCGCAGCGTTCCGTCCGTCGCGGCGTCGATCAGGCCCGTACCGGTCTGGTATCCGCCGCTGGCACCGGTTGCACCGCGAGAGACGTTGGATGTCAGAAACGCCGGAATTCCGGCGCATTCACCCGCCGTGCCGGCCGCGCCAAGAACAGAGGCGAAGTTGCCGGTGATGCGCGCTTCAATGTCCCGCTTCAGAGCCTTGCCAGCCTTCAGGACCTGATAGTTCAGCTCATCACCACGGCCATAGGTATCGACGGCCTGAGAGGTCGTGGATACCTGCACCACTTTGTCAAAGAGCTGGACAACGTTCTTGTGACGGACGGGCTGGCTTCCGGCGTCGTTGGTGGCGTCGTCACCTTCGATTGTCTTGTTGTTCGGGTTCGGATCAGCGATCGAATCGATCATCCATTCCGGGGTGCGGCTTTTGCGCGTCCCCTTGGAGATACCGGAATAAACCGGAACCTCCATGGGATCGGTGAGCGTGATGATGTCCGACACATCCTCTTTGATGCCAACCATCGCAAAGGTTTGAACGGTATTGGACGGGACTGACATGTCTTAATTCTCCTGTGAGGGGGGCTTAAATCAGCCCTGAGAGTGCCTTGGCCGCAGCCGCCATGCTGCCAGTGGCCTGCAATTCAGCCATGGCATTCGAGCGCGCTGCCGCCTTCGAGTCGGTCGTTGAGGAACGCGCGGCACCCTTCACAAGCTTGGGCTTGGCGCGGACGACCTTTACCGCGTCAGCCTGCTTCGCTTTCAACGCGCGAAGCTCCATCGCATCACGCACGACAAGCAAGTGCCTGTGGTCCGAGATGGCGTTGATTTCGTCCAAAGTGAACCCGTACGTCTCCGCCATTTCCTTGACGACGGTCTGACGAACTTTCTGATCCTTGTCGAACTCAGGCCAAGCCGCTTTGAGCTTTTCAAGCTCACGTGCCGACTGTGCCTTCGTCAAAACCTCCGTATCCGCAAGCTGACGCTTGTTCTCTTCTTCAATACCAGCGCGGGCGCGGCGCAAGTGTTCTGTGTCTGCGTCGAACTTGCGGGCCAAATGATAGTAGGAATCAGGGTCATACTTATCCGAGTTTGGATTCAGCATTTCCAGTGATGGGCGCTGCGGCTGGATCATCCGGGCAATCGCCTCCAGCCCCTTGATGTAGTCACCGCGCGTCTTGACCGTCTCTTCAAGCTGCGTCGTGTATTCAGCCGGGATGCGCTGTGCTGAAGTCTTGACCTCTTCAAGCTCCTTGCTCAGTTTCTCGGCACGCTCAAAACCTTCCCAGAGCTGGCTGAGCTTACGGCGAACGGGCTCCTTGCCCTCTTCGGCGGCGATCTCAAACTCGGGATCATCGTCCTCTTCCTCTACGGCTTCAGTCTTGGCCGCTTCGGCGGGCTTGCCGGTCTTCAAATCGACAACCTTGGCATCATCCTTGGGAGCCTCTTCGGCCGGCGCCTTGGCCTGAAACTGCCCATTTGTACCGCGATCCGGGCCTGGGTTCAGAGCCTTGCCCATCAAAGATGCAGCGCTATCGATGCTGAGCGGTGCGCCAGTTTCCAAAACCTGGGGCTGAGTTTCAACGGTGTCCATAGGTCACGCTTTCCTTTTCTCAATAGCTTTCAAAGCCGCCACGCCCTGGCCCGCCTCGACTTCGAGATGCCGCCAAAGCCGTTCAAGTGCCTTCACGTCCAAAGCCGCATCGCGGCGCGTTTGATCGTCTGAGACCGCGGCAGAAATCATTCGCTCCGCAGCCCGTTCACGCTCATCGGAAAACCAAGCGCGGACCACATCGTCTTCAATGATCCGCTTGGCGGCCAAGCCCTTTTCCGCCAACAACCGCTCGCGATCCTCGCGGGGGAGTCTCGGAATGCTCATTGTGCGAGGCTACCGCCAGGACGGTTCGATCCGAGGCTAGCGTCAGACCCGTTCAGGCCCTTAGCCTTTGCCGATACAAGGGCCGCCTCATGCCGGCGCTGGCTATCACGCTCAGCAAGCTCGGCTTCCATCATCTGCTTCTCTCTGGCCAACTGAAGCTCAAGGGCCATGCGCTCACGAGCCAGTTGCGCTTCTTCAGCAGCCTTCTCCCGCGCCAACTGCAATTCTGCCGCGGCTTTCTCGCGCGCAATTTGCAGGTCGCTGGCGGCCTTCTGTTGATCATGAAAAATCTTAGCTTCCGCCATCTGCGCCGCGTGCTGGGCCTTGGCATTTTCAAGCTGCGTTTTGGCCTGGACCTCAGCCATCTTCGGATCAGGCTGAGGCTCTGGTTGCCAGTCTTGTGGAATATCTCCGAAGTACAGAGTCGGATCAGGGAAACCCATGTCCGAGACCATCGAAGCGTAGGTGTTCCGAAGATGCTGCAGCGACACCATTGGCGTGGGCCCGGCCGTCATGAGCACCTGCTCCTGCTTCGCGGCAATCAAGCCCAGGTTGGCGATGCGCTGCTGCTTTGATACGCCAGCCGATCCGATGTCGATTTTCACCGCCATCTCATCCGACCATGTGCGGGGGTCAATGTCCACCCATTGACCAAACAGCTTGACCTGACGGGGCTTGTCCTGGTGCGCGGCTACAAGCTGGAGAATGCGCTTGAAAGCATCTTCAAGCGCCACGCCAGCCCAACGGGCGAAGAGTTCAATGCGGACCTTGGCTGCGGCCTGAAGTAGATCAATGCCCGTCGCCGTCTTGTTCATGGCCTGCGGGTCCATGCCCTGGCTCTGCTTCGTGACGCCAGAGGCTTCAGAGCCGCGCGCATCGAAGTATTCAAGCGCGTTCAATGCCGGGCCAGATACGTCCGGCGTCACCGTCTCATAGACCGCCTCGCGCGGGTTGCCCTTGGTCGGGATCACTCCGCCGATGTCGTTATCAGCAATGGCGTCAACGCCATCCTGCTCGACTTTGTTGGTGTCGATGTAGGTGCGCGGCGTCACAGTCTGGGATAGACCGTCCAGATACCGGCGCGTAATCACCGTGCGAATTTTGGTGATGTCCGCTAGCATATCGGCTACCGACCTGCCTACGGCCTTGTGGCTCACCCGGCTTGGCGTCCAGCACACGAATTCTGATGACTGGACGGCGATGTTCTCAAGGATGATGTCATCGACACGCTTGATGTGGCGAAGCTCAACAATGCCGTCGCCGTCATAATCGAGCCGGATGTATTCCTCATGTAGCCAAACCTCGCGGCGGCCTTCGTCGGACTCGCCGTCCGTCCCGAATGTTACGTTATCATCGGGGTAGCGGGCCGAAAGCCGCGCATCGTAGCCCGGATCGTCCCCCTTAGACTTGCGATCCCGAAGCTCGAATTCCTTTTCAGGAAATTGGCGGATGATCTCAGCCAAGAACTTGGCCCGGCGGCGGCGATGGTATTTGGCACCATCGATGCGCTTCGCCGTCTTGTGAAGCGCGAATTCCTCTGGCGGCACAGCTTCGATATGAGCGCGGCCCATGGCCGGCGTGCGGCGAACCTCAAGGACGAAATTGAGGCCGCCTTGCGTTTCCTCCTGCTCAGCGCCAAGGATTTCATATTCAGGGTCTTGGAGATAGCGGACGAGCTGCTGTTCACCGACGCCTTCGATCAGTATCGGCGGGCCTGGCTCGGGGTCTTCCCATCCGATGCTGAGCACGCCAAGGCGTTGCAGCAGGCCGTCAAACATGAAGTCGTGGACGTTTTCCGCGCCACGGTTGTCTTCAAAGAAGATGTGGCACAGATAGGCCGCGATTACATCGGCCTTGCTCTTGCCTTCCGGGGCGCCAACATATTGGGCATCATCCTCAGGTGCCAGCGCCTTGATAGAGACGAGGTCTTCCGACGCGGTGAACGTCCGCATCAGATCGGGCATGATCCAGTTGATAGCGTCTTCGATGTCATGCGACACAACACGAGACCGGTTCTCTGCCTCATCCCCGTAAGGACGGCCGAAATACCGGTTCATGGCCTCTTCCTGAGCTTTGGCCAGTTCGGAGTCCTGATAGCTGGAAGCGGCGGCGGCTTCCTGCTGCAGAATTCGGACGAGGGTTTTATCGTCCATCAGGCGATGGTCCCCGTGCGCTGGCGAATACGCGGCGCTTCCGTAAAGGCTTTTGTGCGATAGTTCACTGCGAATTCTCCGAATGCATCCGCGCCGTGACTGGACCAGTCATGCAGCGGTCGCTCTCTGAATGTCTTGCGCTTGTCGTCCCACTCGCGGCGATAGTTCTTCAGAACCTCGATCCCGCGTTTGCACTGCCGGCTGTCAAACACGCACCGACTCAAAATCATGCGAACGGCGTTGATGCGCTCAACTGGATCAGCTTTGACACCAACGCGGATGTTCTTGAGCCCTAGACCTTCCAGCGTATCCTTTCGGCATTTGCCGGAAATCAACTCACGAACGTCGATGTCATGGGGCAGGAAGTGCTCGTCGTAGGTGTATGGCTTCTCAAGAACTAACCTTGCCGTCTGATCGAGGCCCTGATTGTTGACCTCGTAATAGTCGATCACTCGGATTTCCCGGCCAACCGTCTGGAAAAACCAGACCGCAGTCGCATCGTCCAAGCCAAGGTCCCACGATGTCTTGACCGGGATAGACCGCTCCCATGGACATGCCGTGATGAGTTTACGGGCCTCTAAGTCTGCGATCTCTCGGCCGAAGTACGCCCCGACAATCGCGGCGTCAAAGCTGCACTCGAATTCCTGATTGAACTGCTCAGGCGTCATTGACCGCCTGGCGTCTTCAAGCTCTTCTGTGTCTACGATGCCGGTTTCCGATGCCTTGAGCTGCATCGAGAACCACTGGTCCGGCGCGTTTGTAGCCCCTACCCAACCCGTCTCAGTGTTCCCGGCCCAAACGTCATAGAAGCCATTGCGCCCCTTTGGTGTGCCGATGAAGGTTGCCCAGCCTTTCCGGTCTGCCAGGGTCGCACGAATGACCTCGGACCAAGCCCTCGGGTCCATATCGGCATATTCATCGAGAACGATGCCGTCAAAGTAGAGGCCGCGCATCCGTTCGTAATTGTCAGCGCCGTAGAGCCGGACCCTGGCCCTTCCGCCGTGGAT